AATATGCAACGCTTTCCCGGCTTGCGCAATATTCTCGTTTATTCATGGCGTGTTACCTCCTCAATAAATTCACGAATAGCCGCGCGCAACCGGGTTTTACATTTTTCATAATCGAAATTGTAATACTCCCGGATTTTTTCCTCGCCTGTTTCGTACCGTTCCCGCAATTCATAGGACGGGCGAATATTTCCGCACGGCGCATAACCTGTTACAATGGCAACCCCGCCGCCCATATCGTAAATATCAGCCGCCCATCCCTCACGGCGTACTGTGTACGCAACCGGGCTTTCATAATTCAAAAGATTTTGCAATCCACAATAGGGAACGCAAATAATTTTATTGTAATTTGCCCGGATTTCCTTTTGTGTTGTCTTGAATTTCATTTTATTTTACCTCCTCAATAATTCGCGGCGCGTCTTGCGTACATTGCTTTTAGACTTTCGGCGCGGGTCATATCCGCGCCGCCGCGGGGCTTTTCCTCCACCGGGAGCGCGTCCCACCACTTTTTACCGCCGCCCGAAATGCCGAACATTTCAATAAATGCGTTGATATGGCGCATTGTGGTAGCACTGTACCCGCTCCACATTCGGACAAATTCGCCGCTTTTATCAATCTTACAAACGGTAGTATCATAGGACTGTAAAAGCGTTTCCCCGTCCGTTTCAATAACTTTCGCTTTCCCGTAAAAGGATTTTACGCGGTCATAGCCGCCCGGCGTCAATTCGTAAATTCGCATTTTGTAAACCTCCTATAATATGTTTTGTGTTGTTTGTTGTCCTGTTGTGATTATAGTATAATTCAGCTTTTCCGAATTGTCAACCCATTTTTCAATATTTTTTATCTTTTTTGGATTATTTTTTACTTTCCCTTTGCTATATAATGTATAGCCGCCGAAATGGGGAATTTTGCTTTACTACTGTAAAGTGATAATACGAGCGGGGCGAAATCCCCAAAAATCCGTGAAAAATCTGCACAAAAAGACCGCCCAATGGTGGCGGCAGGTGAGCCGCGCTCCCGCTTGGGCGGTCTGCGTGATAGTCGATAGTCGAAAGTCGTTTGAGAGTCGAGAGTCGTTAGTCGCTCTGAGAGTCGCTGTCAGAGTCGATGAGGTAACGCTGTCGAATGTCCTCTGCGTCATAGTCGGAGTCGTTTTGCGTGTTGGGAGTGAGGACATACTCGGTCTTGTCTTGGTAGCCGTAGTTGTTCTTGCCAAGGAAGATACCGCTGACGGGGTTAATTTTGCCGCTGTTCATGTAGGTTTCCCACTGATTTTCCATTAAAAAGTACGCCTTTTTAATGGCGTTCGCCACCTCCGGGCGCAGGTTGACCGTTTCACCCCTACCATTGATAGCCCCATTACGAGCAACAGCCCACAGCCATTGGCGGCTATGCCCATTCAGAGCAATCGCCATACCAACAACAGTAGGTTTCATATCAGCTTGAGTATACAGGCTAAAATATTCCATCAACCTGTTTTCAACTGCTTCCACATCGTCAAGGTCAATCTCCGGCATTTTCATCAATGCCATATTGACTTGCAAAATCTTTGCATTGTCTCCCTTTTCGAGCATAAGCCCGTTATCACCAATGACAGGCGAGTTTCCACCACGGGGCTTTTTCTTAATCACCTGCACATCTTTCTGCTCTTTTTTCACTGCCATTTTTCAATGCACCTCCGTAAAATCGTATAGTCGCACGAGAGTCCTCTTTTCAAGCCGGAGAGTCCTCTTTTCTTCTTATTCTTCTTGGGTAAAAGTAGTCTAAGTAGTTAAAAATCGGTTTTTGCGTGTAACTTCTTATAGTAGGGATTTTCCTATATAGAGGAAGTTACAAGCAAAACCTTAAAATCAACTACTTTGACTACTTGAAAAACCTCAATTCAATCCGAACAAGACTATTTCTCAATCCGATTAGGACAACCGCCCAAAAACATCGGTATCTAATTCGGATAAGAAATTATCTCCTTTGCCTACGCCCCTCCGATTTCGGTCTGAAAATCCAAAAGTCGAAAAGATTATTTTCCAATCCGATTAGGATTATCTCCCTAATGTCGTTTAGGATTATTTTTCAATCCGATTCGGATAATCGAGCTTTTTCATTTTCGAGCAGGAAAGCCACCAACATTTGAGACTTCATTTTCCAACTCGCAAGCCACGACATGAGCGTTCCGTCCAGTATGTGAGAGGTAATTTCCACGGGATTTATGTCCTCAAGCATACCCGAAAGCTCAGTCAGCATTTTCATTTCCATCGGTCTCACTACCTTTCACGAAATGAAGAACAATGTCGTACCCGTCCTCCGTTTCCACCACATCATAAGAATGTGCTTCGTCCAATACATACCCGCTCTCGATGTGGATTTCACGGTTGTACGGGTCGAGATTGTAGGAGCTGTTGCGGTATTCTACTTTCGGGTAAGTTGGGCTGATGTCCCGCCCTGCGGAACAGGCGGTAGCACCAAGTAATACCATCAAGCAGAAAGCGAGAACACCGCATTTTCTCATTTCCATGCGTAACCCTCCTCACAGTCATAGTCGATAACTCGCTTGACCTCTACCGATTTAAGGACTACAATGCGATAGTCTTTCCCACACCTGCGATTGTTGTAGTCATATACGGCATATCTCAAATCGGAGTAGGTACGCATTTCATTGAAGCTCGTTCTCTGTCGTGGGGGATTGTAACGGTAGTCTGTACCATAGAGGAACTTACCTGTCCTCTGATTCTGAATTGCAAACATTTTCGTGCTGTCCCTCCTTAACAGGTGCGAACACGGCGGGGTTGTCCAGTATTACCATGTGAAGCACATTTGCAAGCTCGTCCACCTTTTTCTCATCGTGTTCGGTATAGCCAAGATGGTCGAGCATACCGTGAATCATTTCGTGAAGAAAGTCGGCTTCCATTTTTGCCTGTGCGTTCGGACAGATACGGATAACCAAGTCGGTGTAAGAGATTTCGCCGGAGTAATTCACATTACCCAAGTCGAGCTTGTTCGTGATTTCTACACCGTAGACCTTTGCACCAATTTTCAGCTTTTCGGGTATCGTCATTTTCTGTACCTCTTTTCTGCGGACTGAATCCGCTCGTAGATGTCCTCAAGGGACTCCGTAACCACGATATAATCCTCCTCGCCGCCTGTGAAACAAACGGCGTTCCTACCCTGTACGCAAGTGACAGCGGTGACGAGGTTGAGATTTACAAGCACCTGCCCGATGGTCGGGCTTGTGAGCCAAATGAACATAATCATTCCTCCTCGAAAACATCTAAGTCGATTGTCATTTCTGTCTCGGTATCGGCAATAGCAACATACCCAATACCCTCATATACATCGACCACTTGAAGACAATCTAAATCATCTCCCGTAGCTTCGATAAAACTGTCGCGGTCAATTTCGACCAGTTTGAAATATCGTGCCATCGTTTTACCTCCTCAGTTGTCCACATTCAGAATGATACAGGGCTTCCAATAGGGGTCATACTCTGCCATTTCTTTTTTCACAAGAGCGTCAAACTCCTCATCGGTGCAATTCCTGTCGGCAAGACTATCTGCGACAGCTTCCTCGAACTCGTCCCTGTCGGTGAAGCACATACAGTCGTTGACGCTTTGAGAGCAGTCGAGATATTCTCCCTTATATGCCTTGACATAACTGCAACTCATATATGAGTAGTCCCCGCTGTTGGCTTCCTCACCCGCAAACACGATGAGCGGGAGGGTAGGATTTTCACGGATAAGCTGACGCAGTTCGTCAGCAGAATGGAGTAGCCCTGTCGGGCGGCGTTCATCGTTCGTCATTTTTCAAGTCCTCCTTTAGCGCGGCGGCAAGGCGTAGGCAAACGCCCACATGATATGCAATGCACCCCTCGCCAATGCACGGGTAAAAACATTGCGAGATAAAATCACCATGTCCTCTCAAAACCGCCTTATGCTCATCGGTATATACTCTGTACGGGCAAGACTTAAAGCGTCCTTTTTCGTCTAAACAAGAAGCGTTCATTTATACTACCTCCTTGAGCTTCAAACCCCAATAAATCATAAACCCGCTCGATGTTGACTTACGGTCAAACCATTCCGGGTGGCGTTCCATCTCGGCGTTGAACTTCCGCGCCGACAACACATACGCGCCCTCAGACTTCGCCCACAGTTTGAACGCTTGATACAGGTCTTTCGCCTTGATAATATTGTTCTTAGCGTCAGCCCTGTTGTCAGAGTAGTCGGTCAGTCGTACACAGCGATTTTCAAGGAACTGTAACACAAGGTCGTTGTCCCGCTCATACCGCTCGACCACCTCAGACAAGCTCTTGGACATTGCGAGACCGTTTTCTTTGTACTTGATATATCCGCGCACAAGCCACATGAAAATGCCACTCATGGCTTCCATGGAGGTAAGCTCGTCCTTGAGGTGAGTGTCCTGCTCCTCCGGCGTAAAGTGTCGATTGAACTCAATCACCTTGATACGCTGTGAAGCGAACAGGGACTTGTCCGTAACCATCGGCAGGTCATTACAGGAGAGCCACAAAGTAAACTGAGGGCGATAGGTGATAGCGGTCTGATAGAGCGCACGAGCGGAGATTTCCTCTCCGCCTGTAAGCTGTTTGATTTTCTCCTCGTCCAGTTTGCCGTACTCGTTGCTCTCGCTCATCGTGACAAACCGCTTGCCTTTCAGTCCGGCAAGGGTAGGGGAAGCGGCTTCCGCGTCTTTCTGTCTGTCACCTCGGCAAATCATACCGACAGGGGCAACCTTGGCGTAGTCCCCAAGCATATACTCAATGGTGTTGAGCAGGGTGGACTTGCCGTTTCGAGTCGTTTTGCCGTGGAGAATAAACATACACTCCTCATTGCTCATACCAAGCATGGAGTACCCAAGGGCGCGTTGCAGAAAGTCAGCTTTGTCTTTATCTCCCTGTGTGACTTCATCAATGAACCGCTCCCACCGCTTACACTTCACATCACGGCGTACCGTGTGCCGGAAACGGGTCTGCATTGTGAGGAAATCGTCCCACCGTGGTTCACGGAACGAGTAGTCCTCCAAAGAGTAAGTACCGTTGAGACAGTTTATGAGGTAGGGGTTGGAGTCGAAATCCGTAGCAGAAATGCGGAGTTCACCTGTTGCGTCCTTGAGTATGCGGTCACGCATACGCCTGTCACCCATCTTGTTCACGAACGAGGTGTACGCCTTGCGGGTATCATCGTCCGTAATTTCGCCACAATAGAGTATCATCAAGCGAACAAAGTCCTTGATTTTCTCGGAGACAAGGATTGCACCCTCGTCCTTGCGCCACGCCCCCTCAAAGTAGGTGTACCAACTCTTGTGTTCAGTGCAGTACCGCGCTTCACGGTTGTAGAGCATACCGAACAGGTTTGCCATACCCATTTCAGACCACTCAAAGCCGGAGGAGGTTTCGTCTGCCCGTTCGGGGTGATAGGACTTGATAATATACATTTTGTCGGACAGGTCTTCGTCCATAATGCACCTGCCGTTGCTCAGTTCAAAAAGTTCTCTGTCACTTGCCATTTACTTCACCCCACTTAACATTTTGTCAACAAGTGTGATAATGCCCTCTAAATGAGCTATAACACAGTAAATCCCACAGGCATGTCCTAACTCGTAAGACCAATTCCATAACAGTATCGCATTTTCACGCGATAAATCATGTCCAACATCACATTGAATGGTGTAGTAAATGTCTTCAAGGATTTGGTCTTGCTCTTTATTTTTCAATGTGTTAAGTCGAGCAACTTCTTTCTCATACGCAAGATTGTTTTTCTCAACCTGTTCTCTGTTCCATTTCACAGACTGGTTTTCGTCAAAAATATAGTCTTTTCTGACTTTGCGAATACCAATAGGAACACAAGACATTCTCTGCATATTTTCAAAATCCGATTGAATGTCACACCAAGACTTAGGTTCTTTCTTTTTTGCCATCTCTAATCACCTCCACATACGGTAATTGTTTTAGAATTTTGCAGAACTCCCGCCACTCGTCCAGTTTGTGACCCTCGCGGTAGTCGAGCATATTCATCACATTTTCATAGGTCATGCTGACTGTGCGCCGCTGATTGTAGCTTGAGGGAAGAAGCTGTACCATCTGCCACCAGTATGTTTTATCTTTGGTTTTCAGATAGCGTTTACGGTCGTATTCCAACTGAGCGATAATATACTCAAAAGTATCTAACGACACACTATCTAAATGTTCCGTGCTGAAATCGGAGAGTTCAAACTCCTTTGCCGCGATTTTGTGCATGGTAGAACAGGAGTTGGCGGTCGTACCGACCTTATAAGTGTCAAACTCTTTCCACCAATAGAGCGGAGCAGTAATGTCCATGACTGCGAAAATCTGTCGGAGGTACTTTCTGTGCGGCTGACCGCCGACATAAAGCTGACGCATGAGCTTGAGGTCATTCTCCCCGATTTTTACGCAGGGATAGGTTCGTGCCGTGTCCATAGCGTAATCGGGGACATAATCCTCGAATGAGCTATCCGACCTCGACCAACTGTTCAAGGGGTTTCTCATACCACGGATAGCGTGTTCAAAGCCCCAAGTGTCGATGTTTTCTACTTTAATCATCGGTTGTTTCCTCCCATCAATTTATCAAGAATTTGCTCGTATAGAGACTTGTAAAGGTCTCGCTCCACCTCTGCGTGTGAGCTTTCCTGCGGCGCAGTTTCCTCAATCCCCCCCCCAACGGGCGAGGAGTCGCTGATACCAAGGGACACCAGCAGAGCGTTGTCGATGTTTTTCAGCTCTTTCGTGGTGCAAGACTTAATGAATGTGGAGAGCCTGTCTTTCGATACCGTCTGAATATTCTCGCAGAGGGCAGTGGACGGAACACGGCACATCACAGGGACATGGGTGGGGAGCGGTTTCTTTTCCTGTGAGGTCAGAAATACAATCTCCACATTCGGAGAATACTTGTTGTTTGTATCATTCGACACAATCACGCCGGGTCTCCCCGCTCTCTGCTCAGAGCCAGTGACCGTATAAAACGGCGTTATGTAGAAAATGTCCCCACGGTAATACTCAGTCATTTTATAAACCTCCTTAATCTTATTGAGACTACTTCTTGTCTCTTTACGATTGGAGTATAACACGAAAAAGATTATCTGTCAATATTATTTGTGCAATTATTTATCTTTTTCGTGTTATCTCCCGCTGAACCTGCCGGATAATGATTTCTCCGTCAACATCGGTGAGGAAAGTGAACCAATCCGAGCGGAAGAACCTCTCACACTCCGCAATGCCGGAGGTGTTCCCATCGTCCAACGCTGTGCGGTAATCCTTGACCGCTTGCAGAATAATCGCGTTTATAAGCGCGTGATAGGGTTCGTACTTCATCGTTTGTACCGTGTCACACTGTTACAGATTGTCTGTATCTCACCTCTGTCGAGAGGAGGGTCACAGGCAACCGTGTTGCAGTAGAGCAGTTCGTCATATATCTGTTGCTTACTGTACCCTTGGTTGTGGAGCATACCCGCGAGGGAGGTCAGACAGATATTTCGGCTTCCGTTCGGTATGCGGGGATAGACAGGACGGAGCTTGATACGATTGTTTTCGGGCATTTCCCATATCGGGCAGTAGATACGACCACCAAAGGTCGGAGTCTCTTTCTCCTGTCGGGTATCGGGAAAATACTTCTCGACAATGTACTCAATCGCGCTCTGATTTTCTTCGATAGTGCGATAGAGGAGCGTATCGCCTGTCATAATGAAGTATCGGGAGGACTTGTAAATTTCCACACCTGCAAGGTTGTTCTTGCCCTTAAAGGGCAAGTCACCTCTGAGCAGGATATGAAAGCCGCGTCCGCTCTTGGATTTCTCAGTATAGCTTTGGCATTTACCGATAATGTCAGCGGCAAGCTGAGAGAGAAACCCGTCCTCGTCATATCCCGCGTCAATGTCCACACCTACAAGTCCGTTGTCGTTGAACACGAACCCGCAGTAATCGTAGTGACCCTCTGACACGGATTTGTGCGCGGTATCAAAATCAGCCCATGTTTGCGGGTTGACGGAGGACGCGGCTTCATTCTCCCATGCTTTCATCGGGACTTTGCTATCCCCACGAGTACAAACCCACTGATTCAGTTTTTTCAGTTCTGTAGGTATGTTCTCGTAGCAGGTCACACAAGTCCCCTCCTTTTCGCAACTTTGCGTTCAAGCTCATTCACGAGCTTCCAAAGAATATCCTGTTTAATCTCCAACGCAACGGACAGGTTGTAGATGTTATCGGGAATCGTATCTCCCTCACGGTAGATAGTAAGGAGCATTTCCTGTTCCTTGTCCGTAAAGCCTTTCAGTGCGCTATCACAGGCGAACCAATTCTTTTTATCTGCGTCACTGCGGAACTTCGGGTTAGCGTGACGAGCGTAGAAACGCATACAGTGTTGGACATATTCGGAGTAAAATGTTCTCATTCCGCAACGCCCTCCGTTTTACGGGAAGCGGACTTCTTGAACACCTCTCCGGCAAAGTACCACTTATCGTCCACATTGATGGGGTAGCCCTCAATATCGGACTTTTTGACTTCACCAGTGTCGATAATGTGCTGTGCGGAAGCGACCGCCATCTGATTTTTCACAAAATCCTTACCCGTCTTGAGCAGGAAAGCAACCTTACCGTTTGCAGTCTTGAGCTTGTAACTCATTTCTTTTCCTCCTTATTCCATTCGGAAATGTCAATTCCGTAATCTCTCAGTTTTCGGGAGCAGAGCCACGCCTTGTCCTCGTCTCCCATTTCATACCGCTTAACCAGTGCGTCAAGCTCAGTGGAAAAGGAATCGTAAAACGCCCTCAGACGCTTTTTACCGAACCCAAATTTTTCGTGAAGTAACCACAGGATAACCGCGTCCACCTCATCGGCGTTCTTTTTGTCGTACTCCGCGCACTGTCGGAGGATTTCAGTGTCAATCGCTTTCTGCTCCTTGGCAGAAAATTGAACGCCGAAAATGTGACCGTTCGCTCTCTTGAATACCGCCATCGTCAAATCCCTACCACATGAGACGCAAGCATATCTGCTTGGTGCGTCCACAGGACATTCGGGAAAACGTGTACGGCGCGAGTGTAATCTCGCCATTCTTCTTTCTCAGTAAACGCGCCCATGTGGTATCGAATACAGGCGGTCTCCTCATCGGTCAGCGTTGTAAACTGAGAGAGCAGTATAATGGACTTATCACCATGCCCCTTATACATCGTATTGGGGTTATACTCATATCGAGTAGGTTCACCCACGGTGTACGGAGTGCTGTTGTCGATGCGGTACTGGTCGATTTTGCACAGGTCGTGGAACATACCCACAAGGAACGGACTCGCGGGGCGTTTCCACTTGAGACCGTTCGCCGCCGACAGTTCCACAAGCAGGTTCATCACCATAAAGGAATGGTCGAACAAACCGCCCTCGTAATTACCGTGGTACTTGGTGCTTGCCGGGGCGGTGAAAAATCCGTTTTCCGCAAGCCATTTGAAAAAATCCTCCTTGACGATTTCGGAGAGGTTGGTTGCCATCATAAGGTCAAGGCGTTCTTTATCGGTCATTTCTGCACCTCCTCAGTGAATGGTAGGTCGCAACATTCGGGGTGGTAATTCTGCGTCCACAACGCACCGAGCATATTCCACAGGAACGCTCTGTCGTGAGGTTCATCATCGTCACCACGGGTGAACTTGATGTAGTGGCGTACACCACTGTCGATATAACAGTGGAGGGGAATACCCTTTTGCCAATTCCGTTCACCATATTTGTTGCAACCGTCCTCGTAGTGTTTGGAGACTTCCAACATAGCTGTGTTGAGAGTCCCATATCGAGCTTCTGAAAAAGACTTGATTGCCTTTACAAGAGAGGTTCTGTTGCCGGAGCGAACATACTGGTCGATGTAACAAAGGATTTCATCGTCCATAATGTCAGCGACAATATCAAGCGGGAGCAGGTCACACCTGCCTTTGCCCTCGCAAATATCGCGTACTGCGCCGGAATCAAACTCTCTGCGGCTACCACTGTCCTGTAATTCCATTTACGACACCTCCTTTAGAGGGAGGGGAGCTTTCGCTCCCCCATACCCATCAACCTCCGAGCAGTGCGTCAAGGTCGAGACCCTTTTTCGGTGCGGCAGGAGCGGGAGCAGTAACCTGTTTCTGAGGAGCAGGAGCGGCGTTCTTGTCCTTGCCGAGCGTCAGCGCACGGGACACGGGTTCGGTATCAAAATACTCAGCAGGAGCTTTATCACCGAGATTTGCGAAAGTGACCGTCTTGTTTGGGTCTTTATTGGACGGGAGCTTGGTGTGAACGACCTCCGCTTCGATGAAGTGGTCGATAAGCTCCATCGGGTCGATGTCCTCCAAGGTGTAATCTCCCATAGCGGTCTTAGCGAAATAGGAGAAAGCGTTCAGAGCCTTTTCGTTCGGTTCATCGTTCTTGTCCTTGATGGTGAAGCGTTCGGTCTGAGTCATACCCGCCGCGTTCACGAGCTTAATCTCAATCTTGCCAAACTCCTCATCGTAGGACACATCGTAAATGCGGAACACATAAGTTCCCTCCGGGATAAGAGTGAAACCACTCGTCATAGGGATTCTTGCCATGTTATTTACCCTCCTTAATATTCGGTACGGAGAATGACTCCGACAATTTCCTCGTCCACGAGGGCTACAGGTCTCTTGATAACCAATGCGGAAATCTTCTCGTCAACGAACATTTCCACAATGTCACCACGCTCGATAAGAGCATAGCCATCATTGCAGATAGCGGTCTTATCAATACCGTTTTCGGTGGCAAAGATACGCACACAGTCCTTGATTACACCATCAGCAACAGGCATGACCGCTTCGACCAGTTCACAAGGCTGAGAGAAAGAGTCGTAATTGATGATGTTTTCGATGAGAGAGAGCATACTCGCACTATCACAGGCGGTTACAGTGCGAATGTCTTCCGGGACTTTCATAAAGATAGAGCCGGAGGACAACCAACGGTCTCCATTTTCACGAACATAGAGAATACCATCAGCTCCAAGAGATTTTACAAATTTCTTAAATTTCATTGTCTTTATCCTCCTTATTTCACCGTCATGCGGTATTGTTCAGATTTCTTCTGATATTTGTCGAGCAGACCGTCCTTTTCCAGAGCCTTTTTGTCGATGGTCGTGGTTTCCGAGCGGGACACCGACCAAGTGTAGGTCGCACCCTTGATTTCAACTTTTTTATCACCGTCACGGAACTGCCCCATAGCGTGTTCCTTGATGATGTTGTTGATTTCACCGAGCCGCTTTTCCTTATCGGCGATAGTGGCGGTGGTCTTGTCGATTTCACTCTTGAGACTTTCCGCTTCGGTGATAAGGGCGTTGATGTCGGTGTCGGGTGCGAGACTGTGAGTACGCAGAGCCGCAAGCAGTTCAGCGTCCTTTTTCTCGTCATAGACAGGGGAAATACCGCTGTCCACATACTCAGCCCACCAGTTTTCAACGAACTTGATTTTGTCCTCAAAATCGGGGTAACGCTCACTCACCTTGAACTCCACAGTAATGGTGTTCTTGATGTTCGGTGTGTACTTCGTGAGGTCAGCGTAGTCCTTTTCTTCAAGGAAAGACGCGACCATAATCACATTGTCCACACCGAGCAGGTAAGCGTAGAGGGCGGCTTGCAGAGCGTAGTATTCGGGAGCGTCATTCTGCCAGTCCTCGATACGCTTGGTGGTTTTCATTTCGAGAACCGTATCAACTGTACCGTCCTCGTCCACACCGAGGAAGTCCCACATACCGCCGAAATGCTTACTGTTGGGGAAGAAATCACCCCAAGTGGATTTGAAATAATCCTCACCGTAGCGGTCAGTCGGAGTGATGATGTCCATGCCGTAGGACTTCTTCATATACTCAGCCTGTTTCGGTTCGATTGCCTTACCTGCCTTTGTATAGATAGTGTCCTCGAACGGGGTCTCATAGGTCTTGGTGATTGCAAGCCACATCTCGAACGGAGTAGACCACGGGTTCAGACCGAGAATTGTGGCAAAGCGAGTACCCGTGACTTTCTTGGTGCGCTTCGGCGGGTTGATTTTAATTTGTTTGCTGTCAAGCCATTCCATTACTCGTTACCTCCCTCAAGCATAGCGGTGATTTTCTGAATGAGTGTTTCACAGTCAGACTTACTGATAGAGGTAAAGCCCTCCGTCTGAACCGCAATCTGAGCAATCATTTCCTCCTTGGTGGGGTCAGCGTCCTTGAGCTTTTTCAGCACCGCCTTGAGACCCTTAATCTGCAACGGGGTTGCATTGTCCTGCGGGGCGGTGAGTTCCTGCTTCACTTCCTGTCGCTGTTCGGGAGTAGCCGGAGGAGCTTTCGGAGCGGGTGCGGGAGCAGGTCTGCCAAGCTCACCGTCAATGCTGTCGCTCTCACAAATGTCGAGCGCAATCATATACAGGTAACGGCGCATATAGGTGATGGAAGAACCAAGGGCTTGCATTTCGTTAGTAGCCTGTTTTCCGGCGTTGCTGATAATCGGGGCAATCTGATTGAACGGGGCAACAAACAGGATATACTCCTCATCGGGATTGTCGATGTTGACAATCTTCATCGTTGCCACATCAGAGGTAAAGGTCACGATAGGGATAAGACCGACCTCGCTGAAAATGCGGGTGGCAGTAGGCACAATATCGTCAAGCTCGAAATACTTGAACGACAGGTGCATATTCTTACCCGTTTTCTGCACATCAGCTTGCAGGAACATCTCCCTTGCCTTGAGCAATTTCTGATAAACATTCAGAGTGACGGTCTCTTTCTTTGCAGTAGTAGCCATTTTGCGTTTTCCTCCTTTTTTCTTTTCGGGCTTGATACCCAAGAAATCATTGATTCGCTTTTTTGCCATTTCGATATAGAATGTTCTGTCTACATCGTCTATGGTTAGATGATTATCATTGTCGATAATACAGTGGTCGGGGAGCATTTCGATTTTCGCAGTAGCGTCCGTCTCAGCTTTGACCTTGAATAATTTCCCGTACCGCTCGTCTGCCGTAGCATATACACGGTTTACTTTCTGCACCGGGACTTGCTCACCATCGACAATGTGATAGGCTTCACGGTATTTCGCACCTGCCTTTGCTATCAACTGGAAATCGAAAATATCTGTACTGCCGTTGATTGTTTCCTCAACGGGTGTACCGTGGACGAAATACTCAATCAGAGCCTTTTTCACGATAACCATATTGTTATTGATAGCCCACGCGCCCTTGACGGACACGCCATAGTTCAGATAGCCGCCAACCGTCTTGACCTCACCATCGGTCTTAATCATCAAGAGGTTGTTCACATCTTTAATCCAAACCCGCTGAATATCATCGACCTCAAGCTCGAACTTCGTTTCTGCTTCCCAAGCGTGGGCGATTTCGTCCACGAGAGCCAGTTCCGTTTTGTCGATGGAGTACATCAGACCATCGGTATTGAGGTTCAAGAGCTTTATCGTCTTACAGGCGTTCAGCAGACGCATGGTAAGTACCGTTAGGAACAACTGTCCCGATATTCGCAGAGAGCGGGTCGGGAGTGGGTCATACAGGTCGTTGTAGCGGTTTTCCTGTGCGCCGGACACGGTATTGAGCGGTAGCTTCAAGTCCTTTGCTGTCTGCTTATCTCCGTTGTGCTTCGCCTGTATACGGTCACGCTTGATAGCGTAAAATAGTTCGGGGTCGGGTACATTACGGGACAGGTAGTTGTAAATCTCAATCAGAGAGGGGTACAGGCTTGATACATCTCTGTTCTGAACGACCCTATTCTCTGTTGCTTCCTCGTAATAGCCTGTCAGACTGCCGTGGACACCACCCCAAGCGTATTTACAGGGCATACCACCAATCTCAATCTCAAACGAGGTCTTGAACAGAACCTCATCGGGAATGGACTTATCGTGAATGGTCTCGAAAAAGTCCAGTATCGGCTTTGGGATAACGGTGGTATCGAGGTTTGCCGGATAGACATACTCTCGCCCATCGTCCCATTCTTTACGCTCTGCCCGTAACATCATTGCGGTTAGCTTGGCATTGGTGGCGGCGAGGGACTTAACCTCATCAATTCCTGCTCGTTTACCGAGGTTCTTTTTGGTCTTGAGGTAGTCCGCTCTGAGCTTCATCAGCTCGTGGGTAGCGTCAACATCGTGCTTACAGTAGTGAACGGTCTGTTGTAACTCGTCCTCCGTAAGCGGTCTGTCGAGGTCAAACGATACCTCCGTCTCTTGAATATCCATTCCCATGTGACCCTCAATAGCCTTGAGGGATAGACCCAACTGAACATCATCTCGAATGTCCACATTGTTGAAACGGAAGTAAAATGCCTTGAGCGGTGCATACTCCCAACCGCGACCGCCGCCGATGAGGAAATCGTTGAGTTGCTTGATTTCCTGCGGGGAAAAATCGTTTGCGGCGGCTTTAATGATGAATTGGTCGTAGTGTTTGGAGTTAAATCCAACATAGATACCATCGTCATACAGGCACTCTCTGAGAGCTTCGCTGTCGTTGTGAATGACCGTATGCGTCCCCGTTTCCACATCTTTGAACACTACAATCCAGTCAAAGGCGAAAACCTCAACATCGTATACAATCAGTCTCATTTCTCACTCTCCCTCCGTATAGCGGAAGTAGCACCCGTTCTTTCGGTAGGTCGTACACCGCTTTTTATAGGACTTTATGAGATAGGGGATATTGTCCACAAAGTCATAGGCGATAGCGTCCTCTTTACCATCAAAGGTACGAGCAATTCTGCCGATACTCTGTGTGATAACCGCATAATCGTTCTTGGGTGTTGCCAAGAACAACCGCTCTAACCGAGGAATATCCAACCCCTCTTTTGCGAGGGAGTAAGTAGCGAACAGGTACTTCTTTTTACCGCTTCGCATATCCTCAATCGCTTTTTCTCGTTCAGCCTTTCCCTTTTTTGTTGTCATATTGCCGCTAACCATTACGGCATTTTCCCTCATACTTCGAGGGAGAGCGTTCATAAGCCGTTCAAGGTGTTCCAGTCTGTCGGACAGAATAAGACAGGAATGGTCTGCTTCCGATACAATCCATGACGCTATGAACGCTATGCGGTAATTGTCGTTACAAAGGTAGGTAATGAGCTTGGTGTAGTTCAGCGTACCGTCTGAGTTCAGACATTCGCGGCTGATTTCCACGCCTGTCCCAACAGGGGTAATACCTACTTTCATAATCTTGTCTCCAACGGCTTCATCGGGAACGGTGTAAACCACATGACCGAGTAGGGCATAAGTAGCTTCAATCATTCCGTCCGAGCGGTGTACCGTAGCGGAGAGACCGATTTTATGTCGTGCCGACAAGCTGTTCAGAACCTTGTAGAACTGCGTCATAGCGGTAGGTGTTCCCGCTACGCGGTGGCACTCGTCCACGATAATCACATCAAAGAAATCCTTGTACTGTGCGAGGTCGAGCTTGCACATCGTTTGGATAGTGGCAAATGTGATACCCTTACCGATATTGACCTTACCCTCTGTGATAGTTCCGATGAGGTCTGAGTCCATATACATTTCGGCACGAGCCTTACTCTGCCGGAGCAGGTCGAGTGTGTGGGTGAGCCACAGGGCGCGCTTTCCGAACCGCTTTACAAGGGCAATCCCCATCTGCGTTTTCCCGCTACCTGCCGCGCTCTGCAAGATACCGTATTTCGCGGCGTACAGAGCGTCCACAGCGGTCTTTTGGTAATCGTAGAGTGGAATATCCACCCCGCCATAAGACACGCTCAAAGGGATAGAAAACGCGCTCTGAAAGGTGCTTTCTTTTGCGATACAGTCCGGCAGGTTTCGGAGCGTCCCAAAGGGAAGAACCAAGGTGTTGCCGCGCGTCTCGTACAGGGTCAGCGTTGCGGGGGTATTTCCGAGCCAAAAGTGCATACGGGCTTTCTTGGTATATTCGGGGTTCGTAATCGTGAGGTTGCGTTTGCACCACATCAATGCGTCCTGCGTGGGGTTCTCGATGGTGAGGACATTTGATACAGTTACATTCATGTTGCAACACCCCGCCTTAACCATTCCTCAAGGGTTTCAGCATATTCGGTGAACCATTCTTCGGAGAGATTTGCTTTATCGGCAAGGTCAAACTGCCAAAGCTCTACCATGTAAATGTTCTTGGTGAACTTTACTGCAAACCAACCAGTACCGTTTCCACTATCGTCCCATAGCTTCATCGACATTCGCTGATTGTCCTCAATGCGGGACAGACGGAACACTTTGCCGGAACATACTTTGCAGTCAATGAGAAACGGTGTCCCGTTTTTTACTGCGATAACATCTGCGGGTTGTCCCGCCGCGTTCTGTGCGAGGTTGTGAACCCAATAGCCGTTTTGGAACAGCTTCTCGCAAAACTCAGCTTCAAAGCCGTTGCCGATTTTCTTGTTACTCACGGCACACCTCCCGAATATTCTCCAATTTTTCACGGAGGTCTTCGTTCTGTACGGTAAGCTCGTCAATCTGTCCGTTGTAGGAATCCTCGATTTCTTCAATCACATCACGGAAATACTGAACCGCTTCGTACCCCATGTACCGTTCGAGTAGATATTCAAAATCCTGTCGATTGAACAGGGTTTCAACTTTTTTATCCAACAGTTCAATTACTCTTGGCATTTTGAAGCACCTCCTCGTAATTTTGCATGAGACCGAGAATCGTGTTGGAATAGGCAATTTCCTTGACCCCGTTCTCCCATGCTTTTCTTGCGCCGTAGTCACCCATGTTGTAAGCCATAAGAGCTTTCGTGAGGTCTCCGTCATAACGGCTGACATACGACCCGATGATTTTCACGCCGCAGAACACATTCTGATAAGGGTCGAGCATATCCGCACACCGATACTCCTCGTTGAGCCATGTGTGGTTGACCGCGTTGATTTGCATGAGTCCATAATCGTCCGTTTTACTTACAATTTCGGGATTAAATTGACTCTCATGCTCAATCATTGCATAGATGAGTGTTACAGGGACATTTTCATCGGCACACACTTCATAGATGAACCTCTGCAAGCTATGTGAGAGAGGAACATCGAAATAGAAGATGTCCGATGTTTCGGGGAGCTTGTTTGCGCTATATACAGGGACTTCTACGGTCTCCGTGACGGTAACGGTTTTTGTCTTTGCAGGAGCGGTCACTCTGCCGATTCCGAACGCGATAGCCGCAATTACTACAAGGACGATAAGTAATCTTACGAGTCGGTTTCTGTTGACTCGCTTTTTAGTTCTTCTACACTCAGTAGCCATTTTTGATAGTCCTCCTCGTTCTTAGGGTCTTGGTAGAACCGTTCCAAAATCCCCATCAATGGTCTTGCGAGGTCGCTCACCTGTGACTCAGTGAGCTTCAAGTTCAGTGAGGATTCTGTCACATTCATCGAGGACTCGCTTCGCCTTTGGATAGGTATAGACCCCGCGAATAATACTCGACATTTCGGGCGGCTGAACTGTGATACCTCGCTTACGCAGTTCAAGAATCATGTCCACCTGCTTTACGCCAAGTGCTTCCATTCGCTTCTGAATCTGACTCATCGAGATTTCCTCCTTTCGTGGTTCTTGAAATCGAAATTTCCATTGACAAAAAGGCGAATTATTGTTATTATTGTTATAGGACTAATCCGCTTCAACTTCCCGAAAATTGCCGTTTTCGAGAGGTCGGTTTCTTATTGTCAATTCGGATATTCCGAACTTCTTGTTCTTAGTATAATTCTTATTATCTGAATTGTCAAGAGGTAAATTCAAAATATCCGAATTATTTTCCGAGGAGGGAACTCTATGACTTTTGCTGAGAACATCAATCGTATCTGTGCCGAGCGTGGCACGAACCTAACCGCCGTTATCAAACAAATAAAAAATGGACAGTCTTCATACACGACTGCCATCAATAAACGAGGTTCTATACCAAACCAAGAGGAATTGCTTGCTCTCGCCAAAATTCTGCAATGCTCTGTAATGGACTTTTTTGCCGATGAAGAAGACCTCTGCTGTGCGAAAGCTGTACCCGAAAATGAGGACGAGGAGGACATTCTAAAGGTCTATCGCGCGTTACCTCGCCGAGCCAAGCATGAGTTCATGGCAATGGTTTATGATTTCGGAGACCGAAAAGAATACGAGGGGGATAAAGCAAACGCTATCGGTTGAGCGCGTCATTCCCATTGAGTTACTTTACCGAAAGCGTGAATTGGAGGTGAGACTACGAAAGCAGTAATCTATGCTCGATATTCGAGCCACAATCAAAGAGAGGAGTCTATAGAGGGTCAGCTCCGAGAGTGCCACGAGTTCGCAATCAAAAATGGATTTACCATCATAAACGAATACATTGACCGCGCCCTTTCCGGCAAAACAGATAATCGTCCGAGCTTTCAGCGTCTCATCAAGGACAGCGAAAAGGGACAGTTTGAAGCGGTAATCATGTACACCCTTGACCGTTTTGCCCGTAACAGATACGACTCTGCTATCTATAAAGCCAAACTGAAAAAGAATGGGGTACGGGTCTATTACGCAAAACAACCCATGCCGGACACGCCGGAGGGCATTATCCTTGAGTCTGTCCTTGAGGGATATGCCGAATATTACTCAGAGAACCTTGCCCGTAACATCAAACGAGGTATCAGAGAGAACGCCCTCCAAGGTCTTGCCACTGGTGGTGCAAACCTCCTGCTTGGCTATACCGTAGGTGAGGACAGAAAGTACGCTGTTGACCCTGTTGGGGCAAAAATCGTGCAGGAGATATTTCAGCTCTACGCTGATGGTATGTCGGCTACCCAAATCATCAACTACTGCAACGAACGAGGGTATAAGACAGCACGAGGTAACGCTTTTAACAAGAACAGTCTCAAGACCATTCTCCGAAACGAGAAATACATCGGCACATACAAGCTCATGGACATTGTTATTCCCGATGGTATGCCCGCTATCATAGACAAGGTACTGTTTGAGAAAGTACAAGCTATGCTCAAGCATAATGGGAAAGCGAGGGCAAAGGCGAAAGCCCACGAAAACTATCTGCTGACTACCAAACTGTTCTGCGGTCATTGTGGTAGTCCGATGGTCGGTGAGAGTGGCACATCAAAAACAGGGCAGGTGCATCATTACTACAAATGCACAAAGGCAAAGCGGGAACACGCTTGTAAAAAGAAATCCGAACGAAAAGACTGGATAGAGAAACTGGTAGTCCGCTATACAGTTCGGAATGTGTTGACTGATGAAAATATCGCCCTTATTGCAAAACGGGCTATGGAAATCATCGAAAAAGAATCAGCAGATACCACCTACTTGGACGGTCTCAATGCTGAACTGAAAGATGTTCAGAAAAAAATAAAGAACCTTGTCTCCGCAATAGAGCAAGGTATCATTACTTCTGCTACCAAAGACCGCCTTGACGAACTGGAACAGGAGAAGTCCGATATTGAGGGGCGTATCGCCCGTGAGGAAATGAAAAAACCGCTCTTGAACGAGAACCGCATTAGGTATTGGCTTACTTCGTTCAAGAGCGGGAATGTTGATGATGAGGATTACCAACGGCGCGTGATTGATACATTGGTAAACTCTGTATATGTGTATGACGATGAAGATGGTGGAAAGCGGATTGTGCTAACATTCAATCTTTCGGGCAATAATACCGCTACTCTCACGAGTTCGGATATTGGGTGTTATGCTCCACCAAACAGTGCAAATCCGAACTCTGTGTTCTTCATAAAACACACTTTTGGGTTTGTTTATAGGATAGAGAACGCACGATAATCGTGCGTTCTTTTTCTATGCCACGGTAGGGGTCTAAGTAGTCAAAGTAGTTGTTTTTAAGGTTTTGCGTGTAACTTCCTCTAAGTACGCGCGTATTAGGCGAAAGTTTACGCAAAAACCGATTTTTAACTACTTAGACTACTTAGGCGGGGTAAACTTAGCCCTTTTTCAGCTCAAGGACAGCAGACTCAATCAACTTGTCAATGGTGTCGGAGTCGAGCTTATAACCCTTACTGTTCAAGTATTCCAGTACATAGGCTTTCTTCTCCGCACCGCGACCCGCGCCGTTGTAAATCATTTCTGCGGCTTCAACGGCAACCTTTGTCCACGCCTTGATTTTCTCGAACTTTTCAGCGTCCACTTTCTCTTTCAGATAGGGGATAAGGAAAGTGGTAATGACCGCTACGAGCAGGGTGATAACTGCGGAAACAACATTGGTAATGTCAATCATGGTAATACCTCCTCAATAATTTTCGGAAAAATGTGTGTCGTTAGGTGTAACTTTGTTTTGCTTCATCAGCTTTATACGGTTCTCGACCTTTGCCTTAGAGTAATAAAATCCCGTACCCGTGGCAACTTCGGCGGCTACGGACGGTATGAGGTAGGCAAGCGGCGTGAGGTCGAGAGTGCGCCAAATCATTACCATCGTAAAGCCGATAACGACCGTGTTGATGATACCTGCCACAATGAGTATCTTTTTGGAGAACTCTTTCGGCGGCTTTTTCTTTACCCTCCGCATACCATCTGACCTCCTTTACGCTTTTGTGAAAGTGCTTCGGTCAACCCAACCATAGACCGTACACCCGCCACCCATATTGACAAGATGATACGGGTGCTTGCCCTTGGTGTAGATTTGCGTAATCTTTGCCTTACCGCCCTTGCAGGACACCTCTCTGTCGCTGTTAGAACTTGCGTAGTGGACTTTTCCCGTGAAAGAGACATAATCCCCTACCTGCGGTGTCCACGCGCTCTGAGAGGGCGTAGAAGCGGCAGAAACGACACTTAGATACTTTGTGTTGATAGGACTGCAAATCGCGTTCTTTCCGTCCTCAGACTTGTCGATAACTGCTCTGTCACCGCTGACCTCACGGACAACCCATTTCTTGTTCTTGACCCAACCGGGGATTGCCTTGCCGTTGTAGTAGGTCGCGCCGGAGAGAATTTTAACGGTATCACCTGCTTTGACGGAACTCGTCACAGAGGGTGTAGGCTTGTCCTCCTTGGTAGGTGTGTCAACGGTCGCTCCGAGCCGCTTGTTGACCTCTGCGGCAATCTCCCCGTGACGGTTATACAGATAATCACCGGGGCAGGACTTGTTTGCATAATCCCTGTGAACGGTCATGTTGCAACCGTCCAAGTGGTTCATGCGCTTGTTCTTGTCCGTAGACCATACCAGTTTCTTGATACCGTTACGGCGGCAAATATCGGTTACAAGGTCGAGCATTGCGGCATACGCTTTATCGTTCACCGCATAAGGGTGTTTGGTATCGCTTGCGACCTCGATGGTGATAGCGCGGTTGTCATTCGCCGCACTTGAGGTACACCAAGAGCGGTCTTTTTCCTCGACATACATACCGATTTTGCCATCGTACCCAACACCGTAGTTGGAGCTTGCCTGTCGGGAAGTCGGGGCAAAGACATTGCCGAGGGTTTCCACGGAACACTGCCCTACGACACAATGAATGGTGATGGTGTCGATTTTGTTCTTACGCGGACTCGTCTTGTTAGGCGAAATCCGAGTGTAGCTCACGAGCGGACTGTTACTCATCTTCATCGTCCCCCTTTCCATTGCTCAGTTCGTCCAACATTTCGGGCGTAACTACATCGTGAGTGTTCTTTTCGTCCATAGGTTAATCCTCCTTGTCCTTGAGTGAGAGACGGTCAACCTCTTTCATAATCTTTTCGGCAGTACCGTTTCCACCCAACTTTTTATACGGTAAGTATAAATAATCATGCAGGTTCTCATATTCGTCTTTGGTGATATACCTGCGCTGAATATAACACTCACCGAGATAGCAAATGCGGTCGTGTCCAAGACCTTTCAGCATTTGCCCCTCTGCACTGTCTTTGGACTTCTTGCTTTGGATAAGACTTGTGAGGAACGCCCAAAAACCTGTGCTTGCGAAGACAGCCCCCACAATACTGATAATCAGTGTGCTTTCAGAAACCATCGGCTTACTCTCCTGTTCTTATAATTATCACTCCGCGTAACCATATTTCTTGAGAACCTCCATGACATACGGGGTTAGAACCTTTTTGAGCTGACCGTATGGCAACTTCATAATCTCAGACACAATAATGTCAAGGTCATTGGCTTTCTCATCGGCGGCGTCAATTTCCATTTTGCGCTTGATAGCGGCGATTTCCCATTTACGCATTGTCTTTCACCCCCAAAATTTCCAGTGCGGCTTTCATGTCCTGCACAATGCTTGCGCTTTCGTTGACCTCAAGCGTTCTGCCAGTGATAAGCCAATCATTAAGATTGCTTTCGATGTCCTCTCGCAAGCCCTCACGGTCTTTCAAGAGGAAAGTGTACTCATCATACTCGAACATGGTGATAGAGGTTTCCGTCTGCGGGTCAATGTCAGTGACTTCTTTGATGTTTTCACGCAGTCTGACCTCTACATACCCCTCCAACGGCAGGTAAGACTCCATCGACAGGGTTACGGGAGAGACATTTCCTTTTACTCTCATTTCTGACTACCTCCTTTAATTTTCTGATTTTGACTGTATCGTAATATTTCTTTTTCATACCGAGCGAGTCAGTATGCTTGAAACAGGAACACCGTGACAGGAAGCCTGCCGCCATACGGAACGATACGACTCCGTTTCGTTTTTGAATTTTCCGAATGTGGCGGCTTTGTCGCATAAGAGCGAGAGCGCGTCTTTTTCGTATGGTCGTGGTTCTAATACCGAAACAGCGACCTACAAAGTCAATCTTTCGCCCTCTACGGTGCTGTTTGCTCTTGCAGTTTCGTTGAATACGAAATAACTGGTAATCGTGCTTTATCTCCAAGCCGAGCTTTCCCACAAACTCCATAACCGCGTACATGGCTTTTCGGAGCTTTCGCTTGTTATTATCAATCAAGACTAAATCATCGGCATAGCGGATATAATAGCGTATACCGAGGGTTTGCTTGATGAAGTAATCCAACGACTGTAGATAAAACTCCGCAAGCCACGGCGAGGTGTAATTTCCGATGGGTATACCGTGTCCGGGAGAACTATGGTATGAGTCGATTACCAAATGGATAATACCAAGTGCCTTTTTGTCCTTGATTTTCCGACTTAAAAAGGATTTTAGCTTGTCATGCGGGATTGACGGATAGAACTTGTGAATGTCCATCTTCACGCAGTATTTCGCGTGCTTGATGTCCCTTACGGTCGCTCGTTCCACTCCCTTGGCGGCGCGGTCGATACCCCTGTTGGGGATATTCGCACAGCTCCAATGGTAAGAGGATTTCATAATAAGCGGTTGTAGCACCTGCACGATTGCATGGTGAGCGCACTGGTCGGGATAGAACGCCGGAATCTGCAACTCCCGCTCCTTGCCCGACAGACCGTCCTTTATGATACGAGTCCGATACGGAGAGGTGAAATCTAAACGAACCAACCGCTCAGACAAGTCTTTCACATAAAAGTCAAGATTGTTTATTACTTTCATAACATTCTTGCGTTTCTTCTTATGTTTTGCGGCATTGATGATAGCCAGTCTGCAATTTTCTTCCGAAACTATCTGTTCGTATAGGAAACCAATTCTTTTCATGCTTTTGTTTCTTATAGGGCTTTCAAGAGACTTACTAACCCTATCCCTCCAAACTATTTTTTACCAATGGGTACGGCGAGACAGTATTTTGTATAGGTTTCTGCTGTTTAACAAAAGCAGGCGCGACCCAATGTTCGAGTTCGAGTTGGACGAGTCATTGTTCAAATTAGCCGTAAAGAGACCACATTTCGAGCCATTGTTCCAATTACCGCCGTGTTTGAAGACGCGCTTTTACTGTTCGCCTTATGAAGTTCTATCTGTTTTGTATCGACCCACTTATGCGGGGGAGAAAATCCCCCGCACCCCCTTAGGAGGGGATATAAAGCAGGCGCGACCCAATGCCCGAGACCGAGGCGGACGAGCCATCGTTCAAACTAGCCGTAAAGAGACCACATCGCGAGCCACCGCTCCAAAGACCGCCGTGCGAGAAGACGCGCCAACCAGTAGAAGACCAACAAGCGTCACAATCGTAGGTCGTTTCGCTTCCGCTACCTGCGGCAGACGGGAGCATGACATGAGGATTACTGCCAGTGTCAAGTCCCTCCTGTGTGATATAACTGGAAGACCAGTTCGTTGCTCCCTTAAAGGAGAGGGCGGTGTAGTTCGTAGTGGTATCGTCTGCGTACTTGGACGGGTCATTGCACACATAGTAAGTGCCGTTGTTCCAGTTGACACCATCAACCCATTCCCAAACATTACCCCACAGACCCTCGATACCGCGCCAAACTACATCAACCTTACCGTCTGTTCCGGCAGGTCTACCCGTGAGACCACTGACATTGTTGCAAGTGCCTGTACTGAGGGCAGAGCTGTTGCTGTCGCAGTAGCCGCGCCCAATGACGGACTGCACATTGTTGTTGGCAAATTCCACGAGAATCAACATCTGAATTGCGGAGAGTGCGGCAATGTCGATAATGCCCCAACCCGTACCCTTTGCTTTCGCATTGGAACGCATGGTCGCTCTCGTCTGATTTACCAACGGGCTTACGCCGGAAGCGGACTTGTTACCGCTCGTGGTCTTATAAGCACCCACATAGAGATAATCCTTTACCACACCACCGTGATTGAACGCGGGGTGAAGCGTGAACCCACTCGTGGCTTTATCCGCAATTTTGAGATATTCCACATTTCCACTACGATAACGGCGATACCAAAACTTAGGGATTTTCACCATTACATCACCCGTGGACAGGGTTTCACGGACAATGCCGCTCCAAGGATAGCAGTTGTTGAAGTCACTCGAACCCGCCGTTGTGCCTACGGTGGCTTTGGCGGTCTTACCGACAGCAGAATCCGTTCTCGCCCAAGCAGGAGAGGTAGCAGTAATGTCACGACTGATACCATAGATTTTCACGAAAGACAGTTCCACGCTACGAGACTGCCCGGAGGAAGTGATAGATACTGACTTAGAGTCTGTATCAGAGCCGGAAACCGCCTTTACTGTCCATGTGCCGACATTATGCACTTGGAAAGTATGATTGCCGGAGGTATTAGGAGCGGTGTACTTTGTACTCCCGCACTCACAGGTACAAGTTGCACCTGCGGGGTAGGTGACAGCGATAGTAGCCGTAAAGTAGTAATAGGTTGCCGTGTAGTTCGAGGTCGTACCTGCCACAGAAACTTTCGGTGTAGTGTTATCCGGCTTGCTGTACCCGTCCTCTGCGCCGTACTCGATATGGTAGGTGTGACCGATAGGAACGACAAAGGAAGCTGTTTTCTTCGTTTTGGTGAGCGTTGCCGACTGTGTAGACGCGGATTCCGTTTCATCGACACAGGTGACTACCACACTGGAAAATGCGGAATCATCGTCAATAGAAATGGTGACATTGGCGATTTCACCCGCGGCGGGGGTAGCGTCCGCTCTGTTTGCCGTATTGCTCGACAGGTTGTAAACGCCCTGTACGGAATACGGAAACGCCGAAAAGTAATACTTCTTTCCCTTGGTGAGTCCGTTCACCGTAAAGGGCGTGTTGATATACGCACCGAGATTGGTGTTGTTTACCACGAGCGTTCCCTCAGAGGGTTTGGTCGGATAACCAGTATCGCTCATGCGAATCATTACACCGCCCACAGAACAAATCAGATTGTTGTTTGCGTCATAGCTGTCGGCGGGTTCTTGAAATTTCAAGCCGATACTGGTCGCGGAAAGCGAGTATGCGATAAAGCTCCTCATGTTGTTCGGGGCTTGCCCGATTTTCTGCAACAGACTGTCAACAGTCCATTTTGCTTCTGCCCAAGACATTTACACTACCTCCTCTGTGATGTTTAGACCGTCTGCACTGAAAGTGATGGTCTTAGTGTTTACGAGGGAATAACTTCCGTTTGACTCTTTCTTAAAGAGCTTTTGCGTGATAACTGTATCGGAAGTGAACACAGTTTCGATTTTCTTGTTCCCTGCCGAGTCGATTTCCGTGATGGTCTTTCCATCGGCAGAGAAAGTAGTTGCGCGGGGGTCAAAACCGTCCGTTTTGGTGTCGAGAGCAGTAATCTGATTTTGCAGATTTCCGGCAACATCTTCTCCGAGCTGACTCTTGACGAACTCGAACCAAGTCGTAAATAGTGCCTGTTGCTGACTCTCAAAGGTGTCCATTTCCGTGCGGTAATCGGTTTTAAGGGAGTTGATTACATTGTCTCCCTCCGCTTCCAAAGCAGTAATATACGCGGTAAAACCGTCCTGCTTGGTGTTCGTTTCGTCCTCAAAAAGTCCTTTCTGAGCGGTAAAGTAATTCTGAAATGCTTCATACAGGTCAGAACCGTTTTCTACCATCGACATAAGGGTATTGAGAGCTTCGTTCATACGGTTCGCGTCTCTCGCACCAAAAAAGGACTTTTCTTTGTTGCTGTAAGCGGTCACATCTTGGAACGATACTGTACCGTCCTCATTGGTGATGGTGTTGTACCGTTTTAGACCGCTCCACACAGCGTCCGTATAATTTACGGGTAAAAGTTCCCATGCCATTTACAGGTCTCCTCCTCTCATTCCAAAATTCCAAGTGAACATTCTTCTCCCCTCAGACTCATTGGTGAGTCTGTCATAGAGGTCAAGTATGGCGCGTTCCAACCGATTCAGCTCTGCAAAATCCATTGTGTTACCGTTTGCTACATAGGTCGGAGGATTGCCATACGACCTCTTGAGAGTTTTGTTGTTGATGGTTTTCAGATTTTCCTCAAGCTGATTGATTTCGTCAGCATAGAAGTAATCCGAATAGGTACGGTCAGCACCGAGGGAGACGATAGAGAACTCATCGTACATCTTGAGAGCTAACTCACGCAGATAGGTGAGATTGTTTTTGATACGGTTGAAATCGACCGCATTGAACCTATCTCCCGTATATACCCCATCGGAGGGGTTTGTGACACCGTACCAGTCTGTTTTAGGCGTTGTCCATGCCATAACTAACCTCCTGTTCTACGAGCCGTGACCTTACCCGCAAAGCTCTGATTGAAAATGATGGTGTGGCGGTAGATGTTTACTTTCATATCCGACTGGAACTCGTTCTCTTGGTAAACAATATCGTTCACATCAATTTCGGGATTACCGCGAGTATCGTACTCGTACTCAATGCCGGACTGATAATAGTCACCGAGCCAGTCCGCGAGGTCTTGCGCCATTCCCATATCGGAAATGAGAGGATTTTCCCACTTGATTGTTTTTCCTCGATTGTTTAGTGTTTTGGTGGCGTACCGTTCCACGATTTTGTAGCGATACCCCGAAATTTCCAAGCGGAAAGTACCTGTCCGAGTGAATTTTACAGTGATGTAATAGTTACCCGACTCCAAGATGGAAACGCCACCCGACTGGTTTTCCAGTGCGGCAGAAAATCCATAGGAGGGTTCGCCAACGAAAAAGGTCTCTACATCACCCGCCGTGACGGTAACTTCCTCACTTACAAGATTCTCTTGCTGATTGCCCGTCTGATAGCTGTAGCAAGGAACGATTACCTCCTTGACAAGCTCCTGCTTGATAGCTTTCGGGGAGGAGGTCATATCTGTGCGGGTCATAGTGAAATCCGTAATATCGCCAAAGCTGAAATTATTCAGCACGATACGGCTATACGGTTCGGCGGTCTTTGTGAACTCGATTTTCATAACATCGAAATCGTCAAAGTCCGTGTGAATGACCGTGTTCTTGCTGATTTCGTCAGCCCCGACCTCGTACTCCGTCACGAGCGTCCCATCATTGTAGGTTCGGATTGTAAAAGCTGCCGGAATCGAGTGTCCGAATACCAGTTTTACACCATAGTACATACAGGCAACTTCCTGTGTAAGCGTGACAACAGGGTTGGTGGTAAATGTTCCGTCTGCTTTAGACTGCACCGCTGACACAAAACCTGTATTCAGCGTGGCGTTTCCAAAATTGCGGGGTAAAAAGAACATCTTACCGTCTGCCGTGGTATAGTTCTGAGCAAAGGTGGCGTACTCGTCTTTTGCAGTACCGTCCATAATCTTTTTGACATTGGAATAGGTTGCTTCTGCATTTGCACTTGCCGCCGCTTCGGGAATGAAGTTGGACTTAATCTGAATACCACCCATACGGGTCTGCGACAGTACACAGCGACAAGCGTTTGCGATAATCTGTAACGCTTCCTTATGCTGAACACGAGGAATGGGGTTTTTGCTTTTCAGATTTTTCAACTGCGGGTCGATATAGTAATCGGTCAGTCCCGCGTCTGCCAATACCTCAAGAGCCAAATCGTAGTAGCTCTTACCCGCACTGCGATACAGCCCCCTGTAAAACTCTGCGTCCATACTACGGAACACATCTTGACAGCGAATAGTGGCGGTGTAATCGTCCGACTCCCACTCCGAACACAACAGGCGGTTTCCGCGAATCCATTCGACCTCTCCTGTAGGAAGCTGATAGCCGTAATAGATTTCCATTGTCTGTCCTGTTTCAAGGAAGTTGATAGCAGATTTCGGGTTATCTACATTAAAGTAGTGGTCGTAGTTCTTGAGCTGTACCGAGAAATCAATCTGCGGCACATCTGCCCCGATGGGCGAGACATAGCTCTCAAGGGAAGAAGCCATTACTGAGTCGTTGTAGTACACAAGACCGTAACCGAATCGGATAGAGTAGATACGCACCCGACTATGTGGGTTCTTCATACTGTAAACGACCAGTTTCACCGAGGTCGTATTTGTCAACACTTCTTCGGTACTGAACAGCCCCTCCGTATTATTGCGAAACTCTACAACCTGTCCGCTACTGCTCACCAAATCGAAATTCACAGGGTAATTCTCACCGAAATTGATGGTAATACCCTTGAAATCCGTAGCGGGAACATTGAGATTGATTGTAAGCTCGAACTGCGCTTGTGTAAGGAGCTTGTCGCTAATGATACCTGTGTCAAGGTAAGCATTGGAAGCGTTTTGTCGAGGAAGAAAGAACATCGTTCCGTCAACCTTGGTGAAATTCTCCTCAAGGGTAGCATAAATGGTATCATCGGTCTTTTCGGACAGGATATTTGTCGAGTTGGAGTAGTAGGTGAAATCACCTTGCTCGACCTTTGCTTTCGCTTGTGCTTCTTGATTGAGCAGACCGAACGAAATCATAATATATGCTCTCTCGCGGAGAGAGGATTTCATGCTCTCTTTATATGCTTTTGAAACCTTTTGCACAAAATCCCCTCCTTACTCTCCGCAATCAATCAGATTTACCTTGCAATTTCTGTAGTGTGTCGGTTTCCCGTTTTCATCGACCCAATAGGGTTCTGCGGTTCTATCGCCGCAGTACATTTTGACGGTCTTGAGGGAGTTCGACACAGGGTCGGTGAAAGTCACATATACGAAAAAATGACTTAGCACACTCAATATTTGCGCCCATTGGTCGGCGGTGAGCCAAGACCATTCAAGACCATCAATCTTGTACTGGTCTCGACCCACGCGCTGACCGACTACTGAGCCGTTGGCGTTTCTACCCGCGTCTACTACGGTAGTCACCGTGGGGCGTACTCCTCGCTTCGGAGGAGGTAGCTCATAACCGTTGATTGCCAAATAAGCCATTCTCACCCCTCCTTATCGTGCGAATACATAGCCGTTGGCTTTTTTCTGAGTAGTAACCGCGTCATTGACAACACGGTTGCCAATCTGAACCACGGTCTGTTCCTGCTTGTCGGCTTGTCTACGCATATCGTCTGCCATCTGCGACAGGGTAGGTTCGATATACTCTCTGTAGAACTCCTTCATGCCCTCCTTGAAGCCCGTTGCAGTAACCGTGCTGTGTGCCGCCACATCAGCGGAAACAGATTGTGCGAACGAATCACTGCTGTAGTATTTCAGAGCGGAGGTGTCTACGGCAAAGCTCATGGTCGGGCTTACGCTTGTAAACGAGTTCGCCCAATCCGTCACAACGCCCTTTGTCGTATCGCCAAGGTTGGAGATACCGAGGTTGTAGCCGAGAACGGTGTCCTCACCGATACGCATAAACCGCTTAGACGGAGAGTTGGAGTCCAACGCCGCTTTGTATGCCGCCGCCGCGTCATTCGCCCAACGCCGCATATACGGTCTTGTCGTATCGTAGAAATCGTTGATACCGTTGTTGAAGCCGCTGATAACATCTTTTGCAATGTCATAGAACACCTTGTAAGAGACAATTCCCGTAAAAGCGTTCTTCACAGTGTTCGCAAACGACACCATACCACTCTTAGCCGTAGCGTAGTTATTGGTGATACCGTTGTTGAAGCCGCTCACAATATCCTTGGCGTAGTTGCCGAATGTCGTTCGGTTGATTGCACCAAAGGACGCGGAGGTAAACCAGTTCTTGAGGTTGGAAGCCCAAGAAATGAAGCTCGACTTACAGGTTGCGGCGTTGGTGTTCAGCGAGTTCTTGAACCCGTCCACCAGTGTTTTCGCCGCATTGGAGAAGTCAGAGGACTTCGACTTAATGCCGTCCACAAAGCCCGTCACGAGCTTCTGACCGACCTCTTTCATGTTCACGAACATACCCGTGGACAGTTCAACATTACTGTTGCAGAGCGTTTCCATTTCGGTAAGGAAACCCTTATACTGTTTGAGCAGGTCGATTGCCGTTTTCAATTCGGGTACAGCCAAGTTCAGCTTTTCGTTAAGGGTAGTGGTTTGGTTGTAAATGTTCTCTACATCGTCTGCCAGTTTCTCAACAGGGTCTTGCGTAAACCAACCGATGATTGTGTCAATGGTCGCGCTCAGTCCGGCAATAGCTGAAACCTTTGTGTACCGAACGACCTCACCTGCGAAATCCGTCATAAAGTCAACGAAATCGCTCATGTTGTCGGACAGCGTAGGCAGTTTGCCGTTAAGGTCGTTGAGGGCAGGTGCGAGGTTGTTTCCAAGCTCATCTGCGGTAGCGACCAAACTCTCACAGAACAGCACGAACGCCGCCGCCAGTTCGACAAGCAGAGCCGTACCGAGTCCGATAGCCAACGGGAGCAGACCTGCACTTGCGACCGTAGCCACACCGAGAGCGGCAGTCACCGCGCCGATACCGACAAGCAGAGCCGTACCGAGACCGATAGCCGTTGCAATGGTTTCCCCGTTATCGAGAACGGGTTGCCATGCTTGCCCGATTTCGTCCAAGCCCTTACCGATAGCCCAAATCTCTACGAGGAACAGCCCCGTTGCGATACCCAACTCTGCGAGAATTGCAGTACCGAGAGCAATGTTCACGATGAGAGGTGTACCGACAGAACCGAGCAGAGCGGTCACAATACCGACAACCGCTAAGATACCGATACCAATACCCATAGCCGCTAAGACCGTGCCACCGTTATTGATAACAGGTTGCCACGATTCACCGACCTGTGCTAATCCCTCACCGAGCAAAATGATTGCACCTGTGATGAGAAGTGCCGCCGCCGCGACTTCCGCGACAATGACGATACCCATACCGAGGTTTTTTGCAAGAGAAGTGAGGTTCGGGGACAGCTTTGTA